TTAGGTTAGATGTTCCTGTTGTACTTAAAAAGCTCGAGGTTAAAGCATCGCATTATCTGTATACGGATGTGGATGTTCTTTTCCAAAGTGACCCGTACGAGTTACTCAACAGCTATTTGCCAGAGACTTTTGCTGCTGCAGGAGAGAACGCTAAAAATTGTGATGTAAGCAAACATTTTAATGCAGGAGTGCTGTGGTGCAATAGTGAGTACATGCTCGAAACATACGACGCGCTCATCACAAGCATTACAGATAAACAGTTTAAATTCGCAGGAAGAGACCAGGGAGCTCTGAATAGCTTTTATAAGACCTCAGTTAAAAAGCTTAGCGATCTATTGAATTGGAAAACTTACTGGGGTATAAATGATGATGCAAGCATTATACATTATCACGGAATGCAGAGCGATCGTGCTGAAAAACTGATTGAGCTTGGAGCCTCTCTTTTTGCTGAACGAATCCCTGGATTAAAGCCGCTGGTATGTCATAGTAAACACGCGGAGGAATCAATAATTCACTATTATCGTAAATTTCAAAGCCTGCTAAAAACTTTATGAATATTATCTACAATAAAAAACACGACTACGTGATGTGTTACGTGCCCAAGGCAGGATGCAGCCTCATGCGTAAAATATACAAAGACTTTCACGAAGATGAGTACTCTTCTTGGGACGGGCTTAATTTCAGCTCGCTATTTGTTACCGGCAACGACAAGCCTCAGGTCTATGCAACAAGCAACAAGTTTATTTTGGTTAGGAATCCTTATAAGCGAGTACTCAGCGCCTACTATGATAAGTTCTTACATGTCCAGGGAAGCCAAACAACTCTTTCTGTAAAGTTTGTAAATTTATTTAAATTGTACTGTATTACAAAAGATGCAGAGCTGGTAGCCACTGCTTCAGACAATGACGAGCTGCATAGATTGTCTCCGTCATTAAAATCATTGATCAGAAAGGCGAAGCTGCCGATCAACCTAGGTGATGTGCCTGACGACTTTGATACTTCGTTTAGAAGGTATCTGGAGTTTTTAAAGTTCTTTAAAGCTAACGGAATCTTCAATCTCGAAGAGCACCACGAACTTCAGTGCTTTTATCCCTACCCTGGCTGGGAGCTCGACAGGATTTTAAAAGATATATATGTAATGGATATTGAACGTCTTCCTGACGGTGTAGCAGAGTTTTACGGAAGATTTTTAAGCGAAGGGGATCTTGCCCGGATAAAAGAGCTGACTGCACAAAATTTAAAAGTACATGCGAACAGGAACAGCACCGCCCCTAAAAAAGATCTGAGAGGCAGCATTTCTGCAACCACACACGGAGACGAAATTGTGAAATTGGCTACAGAAACCAACACACTACCAGATCATTTCACTATGTTTGATCCGGACACAGAGAGCTTGTTTTACGAGATATTTGCAAAAGACTTTACCGCGTTTAACTATAAGAGAATGTATGAAAAATAAAATTTGTTTGGTTCTTCCCTATTACGGACCGTTTCATGCCTACTTTAATTTGTTTCTACATAGTGTAGGCAGAAACAAAGACTTTTTTGATTTGTTGCTGGTTACAGATCATCCTGTGCCCGATCTACCCTCGAACGTTTATAACAAAATCTATTCAGTTGATGAGGTAGGTAAGAGAATAACTGCAGCTATCAAAGATTGGTTTTCGGTAGATGTGGCTACACCCTTTCCTGAAGGCAAGATGTCCAACGGAAGACCGGCGCTGTATAAACTGTGCGATTACAAATTTCTTTATGGTGACGTGTTTGCTGAAGAATTGCAGAGCTACCCTTATTGGGGGTTTGTAGACTGCGATCTTATTTTTGGAGATGCTTCCAAATTTCTTCAAGACTTTGAACAATACGACTTTATAGGCAACAGAGGTCATCTTTGTTTTTTAAAGAAAGGGGACAAAGCTAAAAATATTTTATTGGATGTGTCTAACTGGCCAAATCACCCAAATTACATGCCGTCTAGACTAAAAGAAGCCAAGGAAAGTATCCCGAAGACTAGAGATCAACACCTACTAGATGAGGGATGGTTTCAATGTACACTTAAAATGTATGCCGGACTTTATCCTGATAAGTTCAAGTATTTTTATACTGCTTACTCGGGAATAGTGGCAGACACTTATCACCCAGGAGCTGAAAATAAATTATATTTTGATAAGCTACAGGCCAGGTTTGAATTCCCTGAAAAGCTACCAAATGGAGTAGCTCAAACAACTTTTAAAAATTTTGAAGAGCAGTATTTTGCGTATTTAGACGGCAGGGTTTTTCGCAAGAGCTTTGCAAATGCTTACGATTCTTGCGAGCACTTGTATGTACATCTCATAGGACGTACGTCTTATGCTAGCAATAATGTCGGATTCAAAGACTACGACTCAAAACTGAACTTCACCATTAAACCTATTTTAACCTTCGACAAAATCGAAGAAGACTACGAAATCTAAGTATTGCCTGATTAAATAATAGGGCAAATTTATGGTATAATATATTGATACCTAGACATGTTGTCCTGGTAGCCTTTTAACCACCCAACAAAACATGAACGTTAAAATTAACCTGAATAAGTACTTCACTGAAAGCCAGCTCAGCCGCGTCAATGTCGATGCCGCGACTTTGGTCGAAGCCGCAGAAAATGCTTTTAAAACCAGAGCATTTACAGAAGGAGACAAGCCTGACACGTACCTGATAACCATTCCCACAGAATGGGTGAATCCGGTACTTGTTACTTTAAAGCCTGGAGATACAGGAACGTTTACGTTCGAAGCCAGACCCGGAGTAGATGAACTTCCGTCGAAGCGCCTGCGAGCTGACGCTTCTCTAACTCCTGATCCGTTTGACTCTGCGGAGCTCGTGATGTACGGAAGAACTGCTCTGGGGAGAGATGCGACACACGAAGATTCAACCTTCGAGCTTGTGACTATAATCACGAAGCAGGGCACTGGTCCGCAGCCAATCCATCCTGACACTCTCATCAAGAATTACTTCTTGCTGCCTGGAGGTTCACCGATGGCGATCTCGGTCGACGAGTTTGCTGTAAGACTCAAGCAGAGCTATGTGTTCTGGGCCGACAAAGTGATACTCGCGGACAGATGATATGTGCTCTCCATACATGCCTAACCCGCACGGAAGCGCGAGGACTATCGCAGAATCTGCGAATGCCCGAAGCAGCATGCTCAGAGACGAGGATTATTGGCAGCCCATAATCATGGAGCGGCCTTGGTTGTTTCCTCAGCTTAAAAGGACTGGGGTATGGGACACCCTAGGACGCATTAGAAAGAGAGGTAAAAAACGTCCCTGAAGCCAGGCTAAACAAGAGTTAGGCATACAAGAAAAGGGTGGAGATATTCTCCGCCCTTTTTTTAGCTATTAGGTGGCTTTTAGGCTAGAACCTGCTATTATAGAAGTATGCGATTGCTGCCTGCCAATATAGTTAAGCTAGCCAAGTCTTTAGAGCTTAGAAAGCTTATTGAGGCCAAGGAGCGGTCTGACGCAGGCGACTACACAACAAAAAATAAAATACTTCAAGACATTCTTAACAAAAGCCCCAAGCAGTTTAAGATAGACTCAAAGTTAAATGAAAAATATGTAGGCATAACGCATATTCCTTCCGGATTTAAAATACACACGCAAAGAAAGCTGATTCCTTCAAATATAGAATATAAATGAAAGTTAAACAGGTTTGCGAAGAGTTGTTAGGTGGTAGAAAGTACCCGCTAACTTCACTACTTGGAGAAGTTATAGAAGCGTTACAGGCTCTGTTAAAGCTGGACTTTAAAGAGTTCTTAGGAGAATTTAGGCAAATCATTTTTGAGCTTCAAATACATATACATCAAACAACAGGAGCAGATTTTGACCTCTTGTTTTGCACTGATGTAATTAACGAAGGATACCTTAGGCGAAAGGTGTGGATAGAGCTGTTCTCCCTGTTTGATATCCCGTTTCACAATAAGTATCTGATTAACGGAAGTAATTTTCGCAGAGCCCATAAGATAAAAGCAGCGTTTAAGCTGGCTGGGCTAAGATTAAATGTCCTGCACGCGGTAAGTCTGAGTGAAAAATACAAACAGATTTATCCGGACAATCCAACCAAAGGCATATACGTAAAATAATATGACAAAACCAAAAACGCCCGCAAAACCAGACACTAGCCCTAAGGTGTACCAGAGAGAAAAAATTTCTTTCGAGCTTAAAATTCGCGAGCTTCCATGGACCGAAAAGCAAAAAGCTTTAATTGAGCTAGGATCAGCTAGAGACAGCAGAATTATCTTCTTGTCTGGTCCTGCAGGAAGCAGCAAGACCACCTGCGCAATGAGAATCGGACTAGAGATGTTAAACAGTAAGAAGGTGTCCGACCTTGTCTTTGTGCGGGCTGCTGTAGAGTCTGCAGACTCAAAGCTCGGCTATCTTCCTGGAGACATTAACGGAAAGTATGAGCCTTATATGGGACCTTTCGAAGATAAACTGGAAGAGTTGCTGTGTGCCGGAGATGTTAAAAAACTAAAAGCTGAAAATAGGTTTATCTACCAGCCCATTAATTTTGTTAGAGGGGCTAGCTGGACAGCTAAATTAATTATAATCGACGAGTGCCAAGATCTAACAATTAACGAGATTCAGACTCTGATGACTCGTATAGGGAAGTTTACAAAAATGATTTTGTGTGCAGATCCCAAGCAGTCTGACCTACCTAAGAACAAACAAGGAGGCTTTGAAAAGTGCGCTCACATGTTCAATACTGTCGAAGCTCAGCAGTTCGGCATATATAGCGTAGCTTTTGATTCTTCGGACATTGTTCGTAGCGAACTCTGCAGATTCATAGTGAAAACTTTTGAAGAGAATCCTGCAGTAATGGAGTCTAAAAAAAATTAGCCTCTGATTATAGAGTTGTTGTCGCCTGATTGTATTGTTCTACGCTTAGTATCAGTATGTGGGTCTTCAGAGTCTACATGAGCTACAGGAAGACCTGATACCATATCTGTAGGAACGTCAATCCGTAAAGTCTCTGACACTGAAGCCGGAACAGGCGTAGAGTCTTCAAGAGCCCACAGAGGGTCTTCTGGAGCGGCATGCACTATGACAGGAGTGTAGGACACAACCTCAGGCTCAGGCGGGACGACCAGAACGGCAGGAGGAATTATTTCTTCGACAAGTTCAGTCACTGCAGGTTCGTGCGCAACAGAAGCAGGAGCGATGTCGGGAGCAATAACAGGAGCAGAAGAGGGCGGAACAAATATAGGGGCTGGAGATGTAGATGGTGATGAAATCTCGCTGTACTCAGGCACCACTTCGGTCCTGAGTAGGTTTTCCAGCTCTTTCATCTCTGCTTCTTTCCGTGCGCTCCTAAGCTCAATAAGCTTGTTTAAAGCTAGAATTAGAGTGACTGCCAAAGGGTCAAAAACAGTAATCAGGGCAAATATAAAGTATTGAACAGAGGTATCTACGTCAGTGTTGAGTGCATTAGCTATAAATTTGAATGACCCTACGTCTGTAGTTGTATTCATAGCTATTTTTAAATCTTCTATCTCCCTGTCTACAGATATGCTTCTTTCTCTAGATTGGGAAATCAAAGCCTCTTTCTTTTGTGCTTCCTCATTAGCGTCGGCTATCGCCTTATAAGCCTGATCTCTGGGGGCTTTGTAGTTACCAGCATCTTTTACGCGCTGTTCTTGTGTTGTACGTATATCTGACAGCACTCTAACTCTTTCTGAGTTGTTGCTGATACTCTCAACCAGCGAGAGCTTCTCGTTCTCTAGAGTTTTTATTTTGGTTTCAAAAGAACTTACGGTGGTGGCGTGTGTTTGATAGGCATTTGTTAAAAAACCAAAAATACCCAAGCTAGTAACGCCCATTAAAACTAACACAGCACTACAGAGATAAACTTTAAGTAAAAATTTAATATCTTTCCAGTAGCTATGAAGAAAGCTAGCAGCAACAAGCTTTCCTATCTCCAGAGAGCTGGCCATTATGCCTATAGCCAGTGAACTTCCAGAAAATAATACAACAAGTCCTTTTATACTAAAAAAGGCAGCACAACCGGCCACAAAAAATGCAGAAAGAGCTACAAGTATAATAAATGCCATACCAATAATTGTAGTACATTTAATCCGCAAGCTCAACACATAATAAAATGAGCCTGGACAGGTAACTATCCAGGCTCATCATACATGGTCTCGTTCGCAATCGGTTAATTAGATATTTTTGCTCCCCTTATAGTCAATCGCAAAACAGGAGAATCTGCTCCAACGTAAGTTACGTTAGTTTCCACAAGCCCAGTCATTCTGGTCGTGCCTACAAAAACAGAGGCAGGGTTTATCGAGTCTCCTGGAATGAATGTGACGTTGCTGGGAGGATTAACACAGTTCAAGGCTTCGGAAAACTCACATCCTTCAATATTACATCTATAAGGGTTTTCGCACGACGCAGAACCGCAAAGCTTTTTTGGCTGCAGCGCCTGTTGGCTTTCGCTCAGCCAGGACAGAGCTTCATCAACAGTCAGGTTAAATTCCTTCAAAGACTCCTCTAACGCCTTCTTGTGATTCTTTTTAAGTTTTAATTGGGTTGTACTCATATTAATTTTCAGTTTCTAGTTTTCTTCAAAATCAAAATACCTAGCTAGTAGATGGAGAAAATCACTCAGCCTATTGAGGTATTTTTTTAGTGTAGGTCTGACAACGCTGCCTTCAGCTTCTTCCATACGCAAAACAGATCTTTCTGCGCGACGGCAAACCTTAGAGGCGAAGTCTGCAAGCGAACCTCTTTTAGACTCTCCATACAGCACCCAGCCTTGCTGATCTAATTCAGACATGTTTTCAAGTAAAGAAACTTCAGCATCTAAAGAGTCTAGATCTTCTGTCTTTATCGAATCATATTTCAAAACATATTCATCACGCATCTCGGCTTCAGCTGCGATCTCTCCCATCAATAGAGTAAGCCTGTGTTGAATTTCTTTTAAAGAAGCTGCGTACTTGGGGTATTGATGAGCCTCATACTTCAGCATACCCATAGCAGCATTCAGCTCGTCAATGTCTCCCACAGCAGCGATGGCCGGGTCTGTCTTGCTTACCCTCGAACCGAACAATCTTCCTGTTTTTCCTTTGTCTCCTGATTTTGTAGCGATCTTCATAGCTCACAATCTTGTGACTCCTCACAGCAAAAGTCAAACATTTGTGGTATAATATATTGATGAGATCACCCGATTTTATTTTATGATACCACTAACCGAAGACAAAAAACTAGACTTGATAGACATGTTCGTCGCGGCTGTAGAGTCCGAAACGGTATGCAAAAACGCTAAACCGTACATGGAGATGATTAACGATGTGAATGGTGTGGCAGTGATGCCTAGTAACTTCTGGGCATGTCCTTGTGGAGAGTGCCACCCTATGAGTTTTTTACAGGTAGCTGTGAACAGTCAGGCATTTGAAACTATCCAAAGATATGTTGAAAAAATAATGACTACATTACCTCTCCATTCCGGAGCAGTGTTCACCACAGTATTCAAACCTGGAGAAATGGAGGATGCCGAACCTACGGTGCTTTGTTTGAAAAACTACGACAGCGAGTTCCCTGACCTCGAATATTCAAAGGTGGACAGGTACCACTTCAACTTGGTCAGCAGAAAATTAAAGGATCATATTACCTTCTGGGAAGGCATTACAGATGCTTTGATAGCTATGCTTGGAACAGACTGATTTGAATTAGCGTGAACACAAAAACACCCACAACAAAAGTAATTCGTTGTGGGTGTTTTTTTTAGCTGTCAGCTACTCTACAGCTCTAAGCTACAGGCTCCTCCTGCACAAGCAATCTCTCCTTTGAAGTCAGTGTTATCTTTTCTTTCACGAATATCTTCAAATTTGAACTCGTCGGTGACGAGAGAAAAAGCCTTCTCTAAAATTTCAAAAATTTCAGGATGTGGAGGCTGGCTGTAGGGCAGGTATTTATAGTCTCCGCCGTCATATGGAATGAGGCTGATACCATAATATGAATCTCTGTTATCTAGCATCCAGCGCTTGATCGCTTCTTTTTCATGCTCGTGGTAGTTTATGGTTAGACTGATGTTGTGGGTATTGTCTCCAACAATGTGCCCTGGAACAATCCAGCTGTCATACAATACTTTCACGCGCTCCAAACACTGCACAGCGGTTTCCTGGCTTCTGAGGAGTGTGGTGTCATACAGTTTGATAGGAACCTGCATGATCATGTCGTTGCTGTTGAATGGATCTTCTGCAACAAAAGCAGGGAATTTCTTGGCTAAAGCTTTAGCCAGCGCGCTAAACTTATCCATACGTACACGACGCACATAACGAATCTCATGTCCTGCATGTACACCTGCAGTTGTTCCTAGCCAGCTGCTGCTGGTTCCTGAAGGTTTTGTGGTAGTTATTCGGCGAGCAGGGTTGATTCCCAGCTTTTGCGCCCAGAGCTTGTTTACCTGAACTGCTACCTCTGCACCTTCTTTAAGGTTTTCTGGAGTCAAAATGGCTTGAGCTTCAGCTTGTCCTGTGATGCTCACCCCTAGCAACGCTTCTTCGTCTGCGTTCTTTTTCCACTCAGGCTGCACATATTTAAAGTCTGTATAGGTTGCTTGTAGTGTTCCTAGAATAGTCGCACTAACAACAGCCTTCAGCCAATCTTCTTTGCTGAAGCATTGAGCGGCATTAATTTCTGTAAGGTTGCAGACACCCATACTCTTGAGTGCAATCTCGTGACAAGGATTGAATCCCATCTCATCATCGTTGGTGAGACTCAGGCCAGGCTCTGCCTGACCGCCAGCAAAACAAGCATCAATTACCCTGCCTGCTTTTTCTCTAAAGTCTGGATCGTCTTTGCGTAGAACAGCGGAGTTATTTGCACGAGCAAGCTCAGGATATTTTTCCCACCAGTTGTTTGCTTTGCAGTTCAGAAGTTCTTCATCATCCACATCGAACAGACTAATCAGTGCTCCTCTACGAACGCCTCCGACAACAACGCAATCGGCAATCAAACAGGCAACGCGATGACATTCGAAAGGGGTGAGTTGCCGTCCGACAGCCTTCCTCAAAATTGCACGGACATTCGCATGCATCTTGATTAGAGCTTTCGGACCACTAGCTGTCCCTCCTGTACTCAAAGGAGCACCCATAGGACGAATGGGAGTATAGTCGAACTGCAGATCAGGGTTGCGGAAAAGTTCCAGCAAGCTATCGCACCAACCCTCTGCCGAGTCAGCCACAACATAGGGAGGGACCACAGCGCCTTCGGGAATAGCTCCTAGAGAAGAGATGTGTTTCTTTTTGACGCTGAAGCCGACACCTACACCGCTCATGCTCATGTAGAATAGGTCTGCAAAATCTCTAAACTTTGTGATGTTTAGGAAACTGCAATTAAACATTCGATTATTGCGACGCTCAATTGCTTCGCCAGCGAACTGGAAGCTGCGCATGCTGGGAACTACCCTACCGGCAAAAACCTGCTCGTATGCTTTTTCAATAGCTTCTGCATGCTCAGGAAACTTCCGGATATGCATCTGCATATTCCTATTTATAGTCTCCTCTTTAGACTCTCTGCGAAGCTCTTCAGGAAGATATTTTGCGTATGTGCGGTAGTGTACGAGTTTGCTTAGGAATTCCTTGCTCATTTTTGTTTGTTATTGATGTGAGGTTTTATAGTACCCAAATATGAGGTTTGGGTACAGAAAATTAATTTTTTACCGCAAAAATTTACTTCTTGCCTTCTTCAATGCAACTCAACATAGAGACACCTGACTGACTTAGATGGTTGAGCGCCCAAGAAGGAAAAGGCAAACTGTAGGAAGAGCTAGATGCATTACTTCCAGAAACTATAGTTGCACGAGCAGAAGCTTTTGGGATCAGCCTCGTAGTATTTTCAAGCATGGTGGTCGAGAGATCCCAGCGAGAGCATATATCTTTAAGCAATAAAACCAAGCTCGCCACTTGCTCTTTGCTGTAATCTGCCCAGTAGTTGTATCCTTTGAATTTATGTTCAAAAACTGGTCCTTTATATAGGTTAGAAGGATGTACATAACCAAAAGCATAATACCGACTATTCTCCTTCTCCAAGTAAAGCTCATTACACAGATAGATACTGATACTGCTTTTGTTCAAGGAAGAGACCCGCTTGTCAGGTCCTAGATGATTCGACCAGTAGTCCTCATCGAAGCAGCTAAATATTTCTCCTGACCTGCCTACGACATAATGCCCTGCTACCTTGTCTCCGAGAAGACCCCAGGTCTTCATCAGATAGTTTTCACTATTCTGTTCAGAGGTATAGGAATATTTCGTTCTAGACAGGCTTCCATGCAAAACAATATTTGTTTTGTCTGATCGAGCTGACACAAAACTTTTAGAAGATATGTCAAACGGAGTGTGGTTTAAAGAGGTGCGCATATGAGCTGTCTAGTTGCCTTACATTTATATTTAAACTGCTGGCTAGATGCAAGGCTGCTTGATCTCTGCCATATAGTTCACTGTAGATTATTTCTTTAACTCCGTGAGCTGCTGCCAGCTTTAAGCACTCCGTACATGGAGATAGAGTTACGTAAAGATAGTGAGGCTCTCCCTGTTTTGTATATCTCAGACAGTTGTATTCAGCATGATCCACAAAAGGCCGTCGCTTATCTCTGTCTGACCAGTCTATTTCAACTCCAGCCGGAGTTCCATTGTATCCGGTACCTATTGTTGAGTGGTCTGACTTAAATGCTGCAGCTCCCACTTGCACATAAGGATCAGGAGATCTTTGAGCTGCGGCATAAGCAAGTAAAAGCCCGTACTGATCCCAGTCGGGACGTGTTCTTTCTGTAGGATTCATGGTCGGCTAACCTAACACATCGAAGGCTGCACGACAAAGGGTTTTCAAGATCTTCTCAATCTCGTCGTCTTCAACTCTATCAAAATTCTTGAAAATTAATTTCTCCCCATCATAATCAACAGTCAAAGTGAAAACTCCATCATAGACGATAGTTATTTGCTCTGCTTCTGTATCGTAGTCAAATTCAAATCTCATCTCTTTCTGTTGTTTTTTTGTCAGATATACATTACTATAAACTAATATGGCTCTAAGTAAACAAGAAAAAATAACTAAACTTAAAGAGAGTTTTAGAAACATGAAACTCGATGCTAGCGTCATGGGCAGGACTCTCGGGCTGACGACGACTTCTCTAAGTCCTCTCCTTGTGCTGAATGCTTCTCAAAAGCTTCTTAGAGTGTACGGAAGACAAGAGGAGCCTGATGATCGTGATAACGTAGTCTTTTCGAAATTTTTAGGTCCTGAGGATTTTATAAAAGAACATATCGAACATGACGCAGGCAAGATTCAACTAAAAGCTAAAAACAAGCTAAGACAAAAAAGGAATCTTTCGTGGCTGCATGGAGGGTTTTTTAGTCCTCAGGTGAAGAGTGTGTTTGTCGGGAACTCGCTGGCTCAGAATATCGAGGGAGTAAATCCTATGGAGCAGTATATGCTTGCTCACAAAGTGACCAAGATGGGTATGGGAGGAATAGGATCTAGTGAAGCTATTCCAGATAGTTCTCGAGAAGTGAATGAGAGTCAGTTTGGATTACTTGATCCCATTCAAACCGTAGAGGCTACTACAATCGGAGTTGTAAACTTCTTTGTGAATAACGCACGCAAAGGAAGCGACGGAAAAATCTATCGCAAAGTAATAGATAACAGTACAGGCAAAGCCGTATGGATAGACCATCAGGAATTTTTAAGCTCTACTATTGATGTTCCTGAACACTAACAGGGAGCCATTTATCTGCAGGACATTTTTCCAGAGGCAGCTTTAGTTTAGCTTTTGTAGAGCACCCACACAAAGTACAGCTGCCGGTATTGACAAAAGAAGCAGCGTCCCAAAACTCACAAGATTTGCAAATAGCTAGTCTTTGATTATACACTTCGTCACTAGCAAAAACGAACCCGCTTGCTGTAAAATTTTTTACTGCCTGTAGTAGTGTTTTTGCTTTTGTTAACGCAGATACTTTATTTGGCTGTACCGAAATGCTCTTGGCGGTCGCGGGTGGATTTTCTGTCTCAGCAACAAATCTAGCCCAGGTAGTGTTTAGCAAATCTTCTACCAAAGGATCAGAATCCAGTCGCGCCTTCCAGTAGTCAAACAATGCTCGAGGTCCTCGACTATGTACGCGAGCAAACGCCCCTTTGTTTAGCCAAAGGTCACGTTTATCGGCACGCTCAGTCAAGGTCATGGCGTACATTACAACCTCAAGCTTTTCATATTTGGTCAATTCTTCTTCCATTGCTACATATTATTAACTTTAAACGAAGACGCAAGCGCAATTAGGACCTACAGGGGCTTGGCCGGAGCCACAAATACAACACGGTTGACCGTTCGAGCATTGTCCGCAACCGGTGCCTGTTTCTCCAGGACAGCACTCGGGAGCAGGACACCGCGATCCTGATTTGCATGAGTTGTCATCTATTGTAGCACATTCATTGTAATTGGATGCTGTAGGGTCGGTGCAACCTCGAACAGGATCAGTTGGATACGAGCAACATGACTTGTCGGAGCATGGAGGAGCAGTACCTGACGGGTCATAGTTTGTGGCACATTTGTCATCACAGCGTTGCGCCGGACAATTACATTTACACTCTGTACCTTGTATTACAGGAAATAACCAAGACATATTATTATTAGCTAGGAGTTGTCATTAATACCCAGGCAGTGCGGTTTGTACCATTAACACATATTGTAATTTGCTGAAAAGATGCGCTGCTAGGAAGACTTGCTGCGTCAAGCGTTATTGTTTTGGTTCCTGACCTTAGAGTTAAATCAGAAACGTTATAATTGCCTGTGTTTGCTCCGTCGGACAGAGATAAGCTGCTTGTACCTAGTGTCGATGTCTTTGTGCCTACACTAGAGGTAAAGTTACCTAGCGAAGAGTTTATGGCTATGCTGCCTCCTGCAGAAGCCGCAAGGCTAATGTTCTCATTGGTATATGTTCCTGTTTGCCCTCCATTATGTAAGGCTAAGGAAGAAGCATTAGAGTCAATTGTTACATACTTATTCCCTTTACGAACTGTAAGGTCAGCAACGTTATAGTTGCCTGAGTTTGTTCCATCACTAAGAGACAGACTACTGACACCCAGAGTACAAGCTCCTGCAGAATCCTTTTCTATATACAGACTGTTTGTTGAGAGAGTAGCCGAGTGGGACCCAAGATTAATAGACAGATCACTAACATTATAGCTTGCTGCGTTTGTGCTTCCTGTTCCTAGCTGCAGACTCAATGTTCCTAGAGTTGACGATACGCCTGAGGCGGAAATTAAGATGTTTGAGGTACTAGAAGCTACCGCACTTATGTATGTGTTTAGTCCTGCGCGGATAGTCCAGTCAGCTATATTGTAGTTCGCTGCTCCAGTAATTGTACCTGTACCTAGCTCAAGACTAGATGTGCCTAGTGTAGATGAGATTGTTCCTGTCGAGATGAGTATGTTTGGACTTGTTCCGGTACTAATTGCTACTGACCTGTTGTTACTGCCTCTTACTGTGACGCTTGAGTTTGTGTAATCGCTAGCGCTTCCTGATCCCTCTAATCGCAGACTGTTTCCTTTTAGTAGAGATTTACTAGAAGTTGAAGTGTCGTTGATTTCTAAAGTCTTGGTGTCAGCGCTGGCTGTAATTGTGTTGGTGCCTTTACGTAATGTAAGATCAGAAACATTATAGTTTCCGGTATCCGTCCCGGTACTTAACGATAAACTACTTGGTCCTAAAGAAGAGGAGGCCGAGCCGAGCACTATGGACGACGACGAGGCGTTTATAGTATTACTCGCACCGATACCATTATTGTAAACTAACAGGTAAGTTGGAAGCGTCTCGACACCTATATTTGCACCTTGCTGCACTCCCAGTTTACCTAGCGTACCTTCAATATTTACACTGTAGTTTGAGCCGTCTCCTGAATATATGGAAGCTCCTGTTATTTTTGTGTAGTTTGTTCCTGAAATATTCGACCATATCTCTGTAGCTCCGACCGTAGCAGAAGATCCTGATCCGTTAGCTATTGAAAATTGCCCTACTCCGTATGTTGTGGATTCTGCTCCGTCACGCAGAATTATAGATTTGGGTGTAAAATTAGCTATATTTGTGCCGTCATTGAGGCTGAGAGCTCCATACGACAGCTTTGTTGTTTTGATTCCTACTCCGAGAGTCAGGCTAGGGTCTCCTGCCGAAGCGGATACGTACTTTCCTGTTGCTGCAATGTCTCGAATAGTAAAATCACCTATGTTGTAGTTTCCTTTATTTGTACCGGAACCTAGTTCTAGACTTGAGGGACCTAGCGTTGAAGAGGCTACCCCAGAGGTTAAAGTTAGTAAAGCTGCAGTTAAAGCAGATGTTACTGACGCAGAAGAATAGACTGAAAGGCTGCCGGGAGTCAGTTTACCTCCTAGCGTACCTGCAGTTGCTTCCACCGTACCGTTCAGCCCTGAAATATCTACACTAGCCGTGCTGCCGTTGCCGGAGTAAATCCGTGATCCTGCTATATGTGTGTAGTTTGTGCTGTCGGTCTTTACCCAAAGATTTCCTGCATAAAGCTGCGACTGTAAATTAGCGTCGTTATAATCTATGCCTGTTGCTTTATAAGCAGCGGATTTAGTTCCTTCTCTAACTGTGAGACTAGAGGGAGCAAGATCTGCTTTGTTTGTTCCGTCATGTATAGCTAGCGCTCCGTAACTCAGCTTTGTGACATTAGCTGTACCGCTGCTCAGTTCAACATACGGAGTGGCGGCATCTATGGTTACGCTCTTAGTCCCTTTGCGAACTGTAAGGTCAGCAACGTTATAGTTGCCTGAGTTTGTTCCATCACTAAGAGACAGACTACTGACACCCAGAGTACAAGCTCCTGCAGAATCCTTTTCTATATACAGATTGTTCGTGTTCAGTACTGTAGAGTGTGAACCTAGAGTTAAAGACAAACTGCTGGTGTAGTAGCCTCCTGTATTTGTGTTATCATTGAGAGTAAGACTGCTCGCACCTAGAGTACTTTCGCCTGTAGAGTTATTGACAAATACATGGTTAGAATTTACTGTTGTCGAATCTGAGCCAGAATAGACATATAGATTATTCCCGCTTAGTTTTCCTCCTGAAGTACCATCGGTTACTTCTACATGAGCTCCTGAAGCTATACCTATACTGATGCTATCGTTATTTGCACCGACTCCTCCGTTCCCAACATATAAAGTAGCTCCGTCTATATCCGTGTAGCCTGACGATTTTTTTATCGTTGCCTTACCTGGAGTTATACTTGAATTTTCAGAAGGGCTCGAAGTGGTGTATATGGTGTTTGCATCAAGATGTGTGTACGACGTCGAGCTATCCTTAAGCCATAGATCGTTAGAGTTGACCGACATCTGTGTGCCGTCAGCGGCGTTACAGTATATCGTACCTCCATCAATTTTTGTATAATCTGTAGCAGATTTTTTGAAGTAGGCCTCTGCAGGGCTGATGCTTGTGTTTGTAGTACCTCCGTCGGAGGTTAGATACAGATTGGTGCTTTGAATTCTTGTAAACGCAGAGTTAGAATCAACTACATAAATATCTCCAGGGGAAATATTTGTATTCGTAGTTCCTCCATCGTCAGTGATATATACATTAGCTCCGTTAATACGTGCATAACTTGAGTTAGATTGTTTTATCCACATATCTCCTGGAGATATGCTTGCGTTTTTACCGTCTATCCCTGTGTATATATTGCTTCCGGTTATGACAGTCTTAAATACGTCGTCGTTGCGTATAACGATACGAAATGCTGAATTGTCGTTGTCGGGACCAGGAAATTGAATGTAATTATAGAGACTGTCTCCTTGATAGAAGGTATTCCCTGCCAGCTGTGTGCTATATGTAGCGTTGTTTTGTATGTTGAGTCTGGCTAGGCCTCCGGCACTATAATTTAGTTCTAGAGAGGCGTAATTACGAGCTCCATTTGTGCCGCCTTCAGCGACTCGCATATGATAGGCCCGCAAATCTGTGTTGTAGTAATCGTCGATGTAGCTTATTGATCCAACTCCCGAGAATTTAAGTGTAGGTCTTGATGCGTTTGGATCAGAGGCACACAAGTCAATTATGTTAGGATCTGCCTGGTTTGAGCAGGTCATGAACAAACTTCCATCACATATGTTTATTTCATTTTCTGATGGCAATGAGCAGCAGCTATTTTTCTTCAGCAGAGTAACATCTAGTTCTTCAAGATTAAGTGTTCTGAAGACCATATCGCCATCATCGGTTTGCGAATCTCCGCAACCGAAGTAGGGAGGAGACAGAGTGCCTGATAATTGCAGCTCGTTTCCTGTTTGACGTAGGTAAGGACCATCTGAGAGGGCAGTCCATTGTCTGGATGCTTCGCCTCCTATAGTTTTTATGTCTATGCGGTCTTGATCTATAGTGAAGGTTGTGCTTCCTCCCCCTCCTCCAACAAAGTATGAAGCCGGGGGTATATCTATCACTATATCTGTAAAATCTAGCTTTAGAAATTTTTCGCAGTCGGTGCCTGTTACGGTTAATGCTGATGTAATTGTCGCGCTACTTAAAAATACGCCGTTATAGTCTTTAACGGTCACTTTAGGAGAACGTCCTTCCAGCACTTTAAGGCTGAAACTGGGACACGCATTAATTTCAACATCTCCTTTCAAGGTAAACCCGCAATTGGGTTGACTGGACGGAGTTATACTGAACAGACTTTTTTGTACGGCTGTTCCGGAAATATTGATATCTACGTTAGCGTCAAAAGACTGACAAGCCGCTACGTTGATATTCCCATCAATTACAAAGCCACAATTCGGAGTGGATGTTGAAACAATACTCATGAAGGAGCCTGCGGCGGCTCCTGAAAAGGAGAGTTTCGAGGTATCGGCCGTGAACGTCTCACAGGCCTCAACACTGATAGTGCCTGAGATGTCTAGTCCGCAATTAGGTATAGACGCAGCCGAGATAATTATGGAGCTATTGTTTGTAGCTGTGTTACGAGCAGCTCCAGCGAAAGTTATGTTCGTTGTGGCTTTGAAGTCTTCGCAAGCAGCCACATCAATCTGTCCGTCTAGTACTACTCCGCAGTTGCTGGGTCCTGCAGCGGTAAGAGTAAACGTGCTGTTTTTAGCTGCGTTTACTGCTTTTATTTTGGATTCTGCTGTAAAGCTTAGACAGGAGGGAGGAGCAATATACGGAGGGGTGTACACCGGAGGAATGGGTGTAACATCCGGAAATTGGAATACACAGGCTTCGTTAATTGGAAGCAGTTCGGTAGAGCTTACCGCTACTTCAATACCGTCAGGGATAGCACAGGAAGGAGGTTTCGGATTGTTTACCGAATCATAAGCAGGGAAATACTCTGCGTAGTATTGTGGTACATCTCCTCCTAGATGGATAGACCCTGGATTAATGCTGTTCGACATTAAAGCATTTTATTAAACAAAGTATAGAAAAGCAATGTCAAAGGAGCCAATGCGATAGCGTCCTCTACAGCGAGGAAAGATAGAGAGGATACACCTAGCCAAAAACTAATACATACAGGACATATAACTAGTCTCACTATAAAAAGAGGGCGATAGTATTCAGCTAAAAAGTCAATATAGTTTCCTGGATAGCCTTCGTGGGCAAGTTTATTGTACTCATCTAATTTAAAGAGCCTAGTGAGTCTAAACAAAGTCAAGTACTCTGCAAAAGCATTGGTTCTTAGCCAAATCAAAAGCAGATAACTACACACGAAGGCTATCTCAGAAAGCTGCATACTATTGAGTCTTGTTGGTGTTCTCGATTTCTAGAATCCTCTCCTGCAACGACGTGAGTACGTTTTTTTGTGCAACAGTAGCGATCCTGTTATTTTGGAGCTGCTGTAGTTGTTGGCTCAATTTCGTAATGGCAGTCTCTTGTTCGGAAATTACAGAGTCTGCGTTACGCAGAGCGTCAGCAATCAGAAGAAGAGATACATGTTGCTTTTCAGTGTCTACTGGAGTAACGGCCGGAAGTTCTACGCGATCAGTGCTCATAGTGTTTGTTAGTTAAGTGCGTCATTTTCTTCAAGCAAGTCTTTAATTTCTGCCTGAATTCTTTTTACTTCTTCAGTATGTGCCTTGACTACATCACGCTTATTCTTTTTTGCAGTCTCGAGCTCGATTACGAGGTTGTAAATTTGTTCTTCTTTTGAGGTTTTTTGTTCGTTCATACTTTGGTTAGTTATAGCAGACATCAATAACAGTACCTGTGACGAAAGGGGTCTGCAAGGGTTTTGTACAAAAAAAAGAGCGCTGAATTAACAGCGCCCTTTTTAAACTGTAAGTAGCTAGGTGATAGACTACTAGGAGGCAGCAGGAATCTGCTCTTCCCTTGTAGCTGGGATAGCTTGCGCTCCAGCAACGATAGTTACAGCAAACAGCTCTCCGTCCGAAGGACCTGCTCCAATACCGACTTTACCGTTGCCACGGATATACTCAATAACATAACTGATCTTACAGGCAGCTTGTCCAGTAGACAGAGTCAGCGTGAATGGTGAGCCTGTGACATTTGTGGCCGGGAAGACTTCAAGAGTAATAGGTACAGTCGCATGAGCGACCACCGTAGCTCTGATGATATCTTTTGACGGCACATCGTGAAAAACGAGGGTGTCGTTGAGCGCGTATGCAGTGTCGCTGATGGCGCCGTATGCGACTTGAAGCTTCTCATAACGAGAGGTCTTTAGTCCGGAAATATCAGAAGCGCCTGATGCTAGTTTTTTTACTTTATATGTAGCCATATTGTGTTTTTATTTGGTTTGTTGTTTAGTAGCAGAGGAGCTTCAAAAGCTGCAACAGAAGCTAGGCTTCCAGAGAGACCGATGATCTTCTCCATTGCTACCTATAGTATTGCACATATTTTAATAGTATGCAAATAAATTTATCAGAAGCTTAGCCTCTAATCTGGACCAACAAACAGTGCGTAGAGCTTATCTATCTCGTCTCCTTTATACTGCAACCTGTTTGCATTGTATATCTGCTCTCCCCAAGCTTCCTTGATGACTGAGTCGGTTATACCCATGTCTTTTAAGATACCGTACAACCTCACTTGCGAATTTTTGACCATCAAGATAAACAGTTGCTTTTCAGGAAGAAATAATATTCTTGCTGACTGGCCTGTGCGAGCTTCTGGATTTATATGAGCTTCAGGGATGCCGTCCTGTCTGATACGGGAATATACTCCTGGAAGAAGTCTTTGCTGGTTTACAGATTCGTACTCTGACCCGTTGTATATTACAGTGTTGTGGTTAGTTAAATACGGAATATGAGCTATGGTAGTATTTTTAGACTCCACCACATTACCAGACGCCTTGTGGATGAGATCTACCGTACCCTTTAAAGGAACAGTAAGGTCTTTCTTTTCGAGGATCGCTTTCTTCTTGGCTGAAGATGTGACGTGCGTACTCTCAATTTTTAGATCTTTAACAGCCAGTTTAAAGTCTGGGGTTTCTATAGCATTGAGTTTTTTAGTGAAAGCTTCCTTGGCCGTATCAAACAACATTCCCCGAAGTCTGATAGGATCGAAAAAAGCTCTGGTGTGTGCTGGAGGATTATTCTGAGGCATCTTTAGATAGTTTTAGTTTAACGGCCTTTGTTATGGCTATCCAGACAGTGTGATACTCTTCAGGATCTTTAAAATCTTCAGAGGATAGTTCAACAGAAAATGGATTGCCTGGATATATAACCCGGTCTGCTGTACCTCCAATTTCTTCCATAAAAGATCCAACTATCTTTAGCGACGGGATGTATACTTGTTTGCTTGACGTGGACATAGATGATTAAAAATAAAGTCTTACTCAGTATAAAGCAAGACCTTATTACACTAGCTAGTCAACTGCGCTAGATAGGCTTTATTTTTCTCATCTTCCAGCAGCTTAGCAAGCTCAGGGTATTTAGAAACCAGTTGAATTTCTTTATCAGATTTTTCATGCATATGAGGCTGTGTGTGCGCGTCTGCCGAAGCCTCTGATTCTCCGAAAGGGTTGGTCTTTGTTACCTCATTTAAAACAGAGTTGGCTGCTCTTCTTTCAGCAGCAGCCATCAACGGATCGAGCAAGAATCCTCCAACTTTAACTTTAGGAGCATTCATAGTGGACACCCCTGCTTTGTTGTAGTTAAGAATATCTCCTCGCGATCCTCCTCCTGAGCCGTAGTTATTGCCTGCTCCTCCACCTCCAGAGGACCCTCCTCCAAGGAGCCCTCCACCAGCAACTGCAGCTAAACCTAAAGGAGCTACAGATTTTAGTGCGTCTCCAGCATCGCTGATTGCGTGAGTTATCGGAGTGACTGGATTGAATTTTCCGACAAAGTTAGAAACACCATCAGCTACGGCTTTAAACGGGCTTGTGGCTGTCTCCCAAAAAGTAGTTCCAAACCCTGGCTTAGGATTCCGAGCAGGAGGATTCATGGGTTTTGCGCCACCCCCACCAGCAGGCGGAGCGGGCGAGGAGGGAGCAGCAGGAGGGCTGTACGCTACTGCTGTTTTTTCCAGTGTTTCTTCATAACCTTCTCTAAGAGCAGTCCAGTCAATTTTCATATTTAAGCGTAGGGTTGAAGTTCAACTCTGGTTGGCATATGTTCGTCGAGATAGCTGTCCGGCTTTTCTCTCATCTTCTTTCTCAATAGATATGTCAGATACGCTGCGCCTGCTCCTGTACCCAACAGTCCGCTGGCTGCAGTATCTATAACAGGAGAAAAAGGCTTTTTAATTGTAGTTGCTGCGTCTTGAATTACTCTCTTCATAGAGTCATCTTCGATGTCGACATCGTTGTCAAAAGATAGAGCCACCTTTTCGTTATCGAACAGAGCAGCGTAGGCTAGCCCGTTACAGAAAGCGTCGACACATGGAGTTTCGATATGTTCAGCTCCTGTTTTTATCTTTGATAGAGTGTCAATATACTCTTTTTGAGCAAGCATGAGTTCTTGCTGTATCCTCGCCTTCTCTTGCATGAAATAGTCTTTCTTGGCGTCACGAAAGCCAGTCTGCCCTCCTACCAGCATACGCATAGGATAGTTCTGACTTTTTAGAGCTCTAGCCAAGATGCCTGGATCGGAGTAGGCGTCCGAAGCCTCTCCCATTTTTTCGTGATTTGGAAGCAGATGCATAGGGATAGGTATCTTTAACACATCTTCGTCACCACCTCCGTAAGTTTTCTTCTCTTCCAGCTTCTTACGAAGCTCTTGTTCTTTAGCTAGTTGAATAGCACTAAATAGACTCTTCCCAAACAGTTCAGAAGCTTCATACTGCTCGTCAGGAGACAGTGGAAGCTGAGTAAGTGCGGTTTTTTCGTTAGTTGACATAATTTTATTCTTTAGCTTTTTCTTTCTTGGATCCGTAGATAACAAACACTCTAAAATTTCCCTGGTTTGTCCAGGTGTCTTTCCATAGGGCGATTAGATACTTTTTATTGTTTAACAACTCATTGAGCATGTCTTGATCTCTTTGTTGCTCAGGATCGAGGATAATATTCTTAAACGTGTAGTCGGCCATGTCCGAAGCAACACCTCTCTTTTTGATTCCTTTTGCTTTTTCGTAAGCATCTATTACAGCTTCAGGATCAAAAGATTTGTTTGTTACTTCATTTTTGATGTTTCTTTTTTTACTGCTTGATGTCGGATCAAACGAACTTTCACCAAAGTCAAAATGCTCAGTAGCTTTAAACTCCATAGTCTTATTGAATTCCATGTTCTCTTCTAAGGTTTTGCGTGATTCGCCTGACCAGATTGACCTTTTGTCTTTCTCTTTCGAGAGCTCCATTCACAGAGTCTACAGACTTGTCCATTTCGTCGAGAGTCAAACCAGCCATTGCTCCACCAGCCAAGCTGCTCTTGAACGCCATCTCAGGCAAGCCGAAAAGCATCCCAGCGCTATCTTCTGCAACCTTATACACTCCTTCTCCGGTGTTTAGACTTTTTAGTGCTTTCTCGAAGTTTTCAATGCTCGAGCCCTGCTTCTGGAGCTGTAGACTCATCTCGGCTTTAATTGCTTTTGCGTAGTTTGTAAGTTCCATAATTATAGTTTTATTCTGACTTTTCCGGTATCCTGATTATAGCTGGTAAACTTCTTTGTGTGATAGGTGTTATATATTATATTGCCTACACCGAAACCAGCCAAGCTCATTAACGTTTGTGCTGGAGGACTAAGCTCCGCATATGATGCCACGGTCTTGGCAAGAGCTGCTCCTGCTGCGCCAACCACAAGATGATCAAACCACTCAGGACTGTCTAGCATCGTCAAAAGGGACTGCTTTTTTCTGCCATCAAGACCATGGTCTTGTCGAATAAACTTCGTCAGCAAGACAGGGTCCGAAAGCACATCGAGCCCAAACATAGGTCTGCCATGAGCAGAAACATCTCCGACTCCTCCAAAAGCTCCGTTATACGCCTCTTTGTCCATATTAAGCTAGTTGTGAGAGAGCTGAAGGAAGTATAGCGCTCGCAAGAGGAATCAGCTCTCTTCTGTTTCTAACTGCAGGATTTGCCATACGTTCTCCTATTCTTGCAGGATTCATTTTGTCTCGTAGTCCTCCAACCATCTTGCTCAGGGCGTACGATCCTACACCAGATGCTATCGGATAGTCTGCGTGAGCTTGAATGAAAGATTTTCCTAGGTTACCTGCCCCTTGCAGCAAACCTGCAAGTCCGTCCGCGTCGAGCATACCTGCAGCAACGTGAGGGTTTACAAAAGCAGTCTTAGCATGCTCTTCAGCTCCGTCGATCAGAGCTCCTGGATCTAGCTGAGCAGACTCCTCGCCCGAAACAGACTCGAGAGCCTTTAGCTTCTCTATAAACTTCTTTGTTGGAGAGTACCTCCAGTTTTTACCTTCCTCGTGCTGAAGCATAAAAGTAGGATTTTGACTTCCGTCAACAAGAGTCATATAGATGTTGTCTGGACTAGACCTGTGAATTTGCGCAGTTCCTTTACTGATTGCGTCTGTTTCAAAGTTTAAAATGTTGTCATCTTCCGAGCGACTCAGCTTGTGGTCCTCGGCCGGAAATTTCTCAGGAAGCCCTTTAAAGCCATACACAAGATTACCATCGGACAGGTTTAGCCCGTCTTTTGTTCTAGCGTACTTCCATTTTGCCTGTGTTGTGATGTTGGGTAGAATGTTTTCATTCATAGGCATAGCGCCTACGTCGAAAGCCTGTTTCTCAAGTTCTTCCTGTACACCTAGATAGAAGGCGGGCATGTATACATTCATACTATAGACTAGTTGGTCGTTAATGGGTATTGACTGTTGCTGGCTGCAGCTCCAGGCTGCACACTGTTTGCACCCACACCATAAGGATCTTTCCAGCGATTCATCATACCAGGAAGATAATTGTAGCCTAGAACTCCACCGAGAATGGGCATGATCATTCCATAGTTCCCCATACCGTTGCGCTGCATTTCATTAGCAATCAACAAGCCTAGCAGTGCTCCTCCTACTCCTCCTGCCCATTTGTTCTTCATGAAAGGCACGGCTCGGTTTCTGTCTTCAAGCTGGCCTGTAACATCGGTAGAGCTGTCGTCTTTTCCGAACATGCTCTTGGCTAGTCGGTAGCCTCCGTAGCCTAGCGCTGCTGTTGTTCCCCACGGACCTAGTGCTCCGAGACCTGCCCCTAGAACAGTGCCTCCTGGAATAGGAGACATAAATCCTACACCTGCCCCTACAGCAGCACGCTGTCCCATGCTCATACCAGGAGTCTCTCCTTTTGCCATAGGACCCATCTTGGGAACATACTCTCGAGCAGTGTTGCTAGAGAAGCCCGAGTCGTGCAAAGCTTTGGCATGATTCTGAATATCTTCCAGGGTAGATTGAGACGGCACATTGCCTCTAAAGTCTTGAGGGCTCAAATTTCCTCTGGCAGCTGCACTGAGCTGAGGCCCAGAGTCTGGATGTAACCCTGCGTGAGCGGCAAAGTCGTCCCAGTCTCCTCCATGTATCTTTTGTAGAATGTCTCTGGATTTTTGATACTCGGGATGATTTTGATTTGCAGCATTCAGATTGAGTTCTTGAAACTTCTGCTGAATGTGAGCATCTCCTCCTTGCTGAAGTCTGTTTTGCATGTTTCCCTCGATCTTGCCCACAGAGTCCATTAACCGAGTACGTTCCATCTGCGTAAGATCGTTTCCTGCCGACTGCTGAAACTTGTTGAAGAAGTTTCTTGATCGCACGTTCTTTAGCAAATCTCGACCTCCTCCATATCCGAACGAGCCTGGAGCCTCGAAACCTACAGGACGGCTTGAGGGATCGAGCACAATTCCCTCATACCCTTTTTGGCGAGCTGCCAGATTTTTGCCTGCAGCCTGACCCACTTCCTGAGCAGCTTCTCTCGATGCTGAGTGAGAGCGTGTGAAAAGTTCAGGAAGAGCCTCTATGGCTGCTCCTGGATTTTTGATGATTGTTTTTGCGTGCGGAACTATCTTGGCTGCGTCACTGATCACTCGCCCCACGTTTGAAAGTCCTGGTACCGCATGATAGATATTAGCAGCCTCACGAGCAGCTGTGTTCGCAAAATTTCCAAGACCTGTGAACGCAGCTTCCTTCATTATGCCTTCAATAAAGGCCTCATCCGCACCTTGCTTCAGCAGCTCCTCGCGCATCCCTTCCCATACTGCCCTGGCCTCTAGCTCTGCTGCTTTCTGGAATGTCTCCAGGCTCGATGTGATGTGATCGAGCTCTTCTGAAGAATATGGACAGCTGTCTCCAAGCTCCATGCTCATCTTTGAAAGTTCCTTCCGCAAATGCTTCAGGTAGTTCTTCTCTTTCAACTGCAGGTCTATCGCAGTCTTTTCCTGAATGTCTCCCAATTCCCTCAGCACACCATCCGAAAAAGCCTGGTCGAATCCCAGTTCGCTCGCTGTCTTTCTGAAGCTCTCTAGCTGTTCCTGGCTGGTCAGATCCATAGACAGCAGCATCTGAGGGTTTATACTGGGTAAGGTCATAATCTTCTTGAATTTTTTCTTTTTTAGATTTTTCTTTCTTGATTGTATTTGATTTTTTGCCTTTTTGCAACAGTGGATGTACGTAATCCTCTCCGTCCTCTGCTGAGGGAATGTTAGAGCAGCCTGTTCTGCGTACTCCTTTAAGTCCGTTGGCCTCTTCTGCCTGAAGAAACCACACCAGCCTTCTATAGCATTCTACAGTAGCTGTGTTGAGGGTACGCACATTGTCTGAGCGAATCTCTCTCATATACTGATTCGCCAGAGAATAGGCTCGATAGAAGTATCCTACTGTGCGTTCCGCGTTGGCTGCTTTGCTCACAGCCTTCGGCACAAACTCTCCGTCAGAGTCAATCTGATCTACACTCATGGTTCTGTCAGAGAACATCGAGTTGAACTCTGCTTCGAACAGCCGAACTTTGTCGAGTATGACTGGTTTGCTCTCTTTAGGCAGGAAGAAGAGTATGTGCGTATGAGGTCTGTAGACTCCTTGAAGAATGCTATCCACACTGATTTCGTGACTATAGACATAGCTGTAGATCTTCTTTTTCTTCTGAAGCTTTCTGAAGGCCTCGCAGTTTCCTTTGAAGAAAGATTGAAACGCTGATTTTTTAGCCAGCTCATCAGAAGGTCCCACCTGTACAGGAAGGTCCACACTCACCACAGCCTGATAGGCCACAAACCCCTGTTTATAGAGAAGCTCTAGATTGTGGCTCTTGATAAACTCTTTGCTCGCCCTCAAGCATGTCTTGGGATCGGTAGCACGCTCATGAAGACATTTCGAAGCATAGAGCTTGCTCACAGGGTCCTTCAGATTCGTCAAAACAGCATTTCTGCCATTACCCACAATGTTGGTCATGTCGCAACCCACACTGAGAAGCAGGTGAGACTCGAGATTTAGTTTTTTAACACCATACCTGTTAGCATTACCGTATGTATCGCTGAGTATGAGCTTACGATAGGTGAGCTTGTCTTCAGAGCTCAGCTTTTCCCAGTTGTCGCGATAGTCAGAGGGAGAGCACCAGTTGAGATCATAGCGACCAGTTACAGCAGAGCTGCTACGCACAAGAGCAGCAGATGAGGAGAACATAGGATCACGAGATTCAAACTCAGCAACAGCACTCTTGGAGGGAGACGATACTCGAGCAGAGAGCAGTTCCTGAGAGTAGCTGTCATCATCAGCAGGCTCTATAACACGCTGCTTCCTCTCCATGTGACTAGCAACAGCAGCATCCGAGCATATGAGATCTAGAGCTGAGGAGCCGGAGATTCTTTCCGAAGAGAGCATGTGTAGGATCTTCCTCATCTTTGTGTATGATGTCAACACACGAGCCCTCAGAGTCTTTGAGATTTTCTGAGAGTTGCCCATATGCCCTCAGTCACACAATCAGCAGAGATACGCCAGATAGGAGAGAATACGTGGAATACAGGTGAACTATTGACTATATAGCTGCCTTTGAGTCCGGCCAGCCAGGAGAGGTATTGATATTTTATAGAATGTGAGGTAATATCTGTGTATGTCCTCAAAAAACACCAAGTTTATACTTGCGCAAGGCAAGTTGAAAAAAGTACCAGCTTCGCAGAAGTCAAAATACTCGATAGCCGATCCGTCAGACTTTTTCAGTCCTGTCACTAATCTGATTCCTGGACTGAGTTCTGTCTCAGGTGCTCGCGTATTGATCGGAGACAAGTCTTCCCTGCAGGCGATGACTTTGGTTAATCGTGAAGCCCCACTGATTCAATCAGCCCCTAAAGGGTCCGGCGTAGACAGTTTTGTGAAACAGTTTGGTAAGCTGGTAAGCATCACAGCATCGACTGGAGGCACTGTGAGTAAGATCGACGACGACTCTATCGTAATCAAGGACTCTTCAGGCAAAGAGCACACCTACGACAAATATAACAACTACATAATCGGAAGAGAAAGCTATCTACACCATACACCGAAGGTAGCTGTCGGAGACAAAGTCAAACCAGGACAGCTGCTCGCCACGTCGAACTATTCGGATAACAACGGAGCCCTTTCCTTGGGTATGAACTTGAAGACGGCTATAATGCCCTTCCGTTCATTGAACTTTGAAGATGCTCTGGTGATTTCTGAGACAGCCGCCAAGAAGCTGGAGGGAGAGCAGCTTATTCCTGTGAGACTGGAGCTTGGTCGAGGTATTCTTACAGACAAGGATAAGTTTATTTCTCTTTTTCCTAACAAGTTCTATAATGATCAGCTCTCCAATATGGATTCCCGAGGAGTTGTTAAGAAAGGAACTATTCTCAAGTCAGGAGATCCGGTCATACTCGCCTATCAACCAAAAACATTAAAATCGTTGGACATTCAGCTAGGGAAGCTTTCCAAGGTAATCAAGAATGCTTTCTCTGACATCACTCTCTGCTGGGAGTATGAGTATGATGGTGAGGTCACAGACGTATCTCACTCAGGAAAGCTGATAGCTGTCACTGTGAAGACTCGCAGACCTATGGGGCACGGAGACAAACTCAATATGCCCTTCGGAGCAAAAGGAGTAGTACATATTGTTTCCGACACCAAGATGCCGCAAGGAGAAGACGGCAAACCTGTCGACGTTCTTTTAAATACCATGAGCATCACTTCTCGCGTAGCTCCTGGACTAGTCAACACAGTAGGGCTAGGTAAGCTGGCAGAAAAGAAAGGCAAAGCCATTAACATGACAGGTTTCTATAATGGCTCTGCTGTCGAGAAAGTTATCGAGGTCTTAAAAAAGAATAACATTTCTGATACAGAAAAACTGTACGACCCTTCCTCAGGAAAGCATATAGATGTTCTGACAGGTCCGTTATACTTTAACCGACTTCATCATATTGCTGAGGACAAGATATCCACAAGGTCAGCCGCTTCTGCATATGACATTAACATGCAGCCGTCAAAGGCAGGCTCACACGAAAAAGCCAAAAGGCTCGGGAATCTTGCTACCACAGTAGCTCTCTCTAACGATGCGAAAGCTGTTTTGCGTGACGTTGCAACTATTCGTGCAACAAAAAACGACGAGTTCTGGACTGCACTTAAACTAGGGCACAATCTCCCTGCTCCAAAAGTCCCGTTCATCTTTAACAAATTCATCAGCTATCTTAAAGGTTCTGGAGTCAATGTAGTGCAGGAAGGCTCTAAATTTCACATCTTTCCTCAAGTAGATAAAGATATCGTGGCTCTATCTAGTGGAGAGATAAAAGAGCCTCTGGCGTATAAACTAAAAAAAGATGAGTTAGTACACGAGGATGGAGGTTTGTTTGACCCTACTCTTGTCGGAATTAACGGAGACAACTACAATCATGTTAATTTAGCTCACAAGGTTCCAAATCCTTTAGCTGAGGAGCACATACGCAAATTGCTAAAATTAACTAAAGTAAACTACGAAGATGCTGTAGCTGATGGAAGTTTAGAGAAAAAACTTAAAGCTATTGATATAGACCAAAAAATTAACGAGCTAAAGGGGTTTATTTCTACAAAACGTAAATCAGGTAGAGATGAGGCAATTAAGGCGCTTAGCTTTCTTACTATGCTTAAGCAAAATGAGCTAAAGCCTACCGACATGCTACTGTCTAAAGTTCCTGTTATTCCTGCACAATATCGTCCTGTTATGGCTCAAGGCGATCAGGTGCTTACAGCAGACATTAACGAGCTGTATAAAGATCTGATGCTGGTTAACAACTCTTTGAGCTCTATTTCCGAGCATGAAGCTGACATTGCTCCAGAGCATTTAAATACAGCAAAAAAAGAAATATATAAAGGCGTTAAAGCTATTTATGGTCTAGGAGAACCTATTAGACAAAAAAGTGTAGAGAAAGGTTACAAAGGATTGCTTGCATCTGCACTAGGGTTGCAAGGAGGTTCTGCCAAGGAAAGCATGTTCCAAGCAAAGGTGGTAAATAAGCCTATTGACTTGGTCGGTCGCGCCGTACTACTTCCAGACTCAAACCTAGATTTGAATCAGGCAAGTATTCCACAGCAAGTCGCATGGAGCATCTATTCTCCATTCATTGTAAGACGAATGGTTAGGCAAGGCATCCCTGCAGTAAAAGCTCGAGAATATCTGACAAATAAACATCCGCTGGCTCTGCAGTCGCTGCTGCAGGAGATGGATGACCGTCCTGGGATAGTCACCAGAGACCCGCAGCTTTCAAAGTATAATTTCCAAGGAATGTATTTGAAGATGAATCCTGACCCTAAGGATTTTTCTATAAAACTAAATCCTCTTGTATTTAAAGGTTATGGCGGAGATAGTGACGGCGACCAATTGAATGTGCAGCTCCCGGCTTCAGATGACGCCAAAGAGGAAATTAAAGAAAAGCTGCTTCCTGAGAAAAACCTAATCTATCACAGGACGTTCAGTCCTATATACACTCCATCCAATGAAGCTGCCACCGGACTGTTTGCAGCTAGTTTTGAAGATAACAAAAACACCCCTAAAAAATACGCTTCGGCCGAGGAGGTCGTTAAAGATTTTCTGGCAGGAAAGCTTGATATTGGCGATAGAGTAGACTTATAACTGTAGTTAAGCCTTTATTTTTAATCTACTTTAAGCTATGCTTGATGAAAACGTATGGATGCAACTTTCTGAAGATGAAAAATTTTTAGAGCTGCAAAATTACTTAAATTTACTTTTAAATATAAATAATGGCGCTCACAGTCTATCGAAAACCTCGAAACAAGGAAGGCTCGCTGTAGAGGCTAAAGAGCTGCAGGAAAAAATATTTAAAATAATTGAAATAGAAAACCCGTTATGAAAATAGCCGAACTCATTGAGGAATATTCCAAAATCACCAAGAAGGCATCCCGCAAACTAGCCTTTGTTCCTAACCCTGATGTCATGCAGCAGATGGCTGCTCAGCAGCAAGGAGGGCAACCTCAGCAAGGAGGGCAACCTCCTGCTGCCGCACCACAAGGACAGATGCCTCCTCAGCAACCTCCTCAACAGCAACCCCCTCCTCCTCAGCAACCTCCTCAGCAGCAGCCGCCCCAACAACAGCAACCTCAGCAAGGAGGACAAGACACAAGCCCTTTAACTGCTGAAGTAATGGCTGCTGTAGGTCAATTACCTCCTGAAGTACAGCAACAGATTGCACCTATGCTGCAGCAGCTGATGAGTATGCCTCCTCAAATAAGAGAACAGCACCTAGCTCAATTGCTCCAGCAGCTGCACCAGATGGAAGGAGGCGCACAGCAAGGAGGTCCGGGTATGGAGGCTCAAGCTGCAGACGATATGTTTGGCGGAATTCCTCAAGACGGAGGCGATCCTTCAGCTATGCCTCCTCAGGAAGGAGCTGAGGATCCTACTCAAGATGCCGCTCAAGCAGAATCTGCTGCAATGGAAGCTAAAAATGAGTTAGATAACGTCCGCGTATCTTTAACTGTTCGTGAACTTCTGGACCTTGTAGGCAAGGGCACAGCTACCGCATCCTTGTTGAAGGTGAAGCAGCTAGCCGATACACACAAACAGAAGATGGAGCAGATTAAGCAAAAGACCGAGGCCGATCAACAGGCACAAGCTCAGGAGCAACAGGCAGGACAGCAAGGAATGATGAGCGGAGGGATATACCCTAGTCCGATGGACGCTGCTCCAGGAATGTCCTCTGGTGGAGGAGGTATGATGGCAGGCGGACAGTAATCTATCCGTATAATTGTATGTTAGACTTTACAAAGCTCGCAGCTTACCTGGATTCCTTTGATAAGGAAGATCCTTCTTACGATCTGGTTTCATTCATCAAAGACAAGATCGCTCAGGATTTTAAAGACCCTGAAACGATTAATAATGGTGATGAGCAAGAACTTGAAGATAACGACATAACTACAGCCACACCAGAACAGCAATCCTCTGAAAATGTAGAGGGTGATCTTATGGATGGTGCGTTTAAGGAGCTAGAAGTTCTAAATCAAATAAAAGAGCAAAAAGAACAAGTTCTTCCAGAATCTAAACTGCAATCAGCTGAAACTAACAATTTCGCTGGAGGCATAGGAAATCAAAAAGAAGGAGCAGCTCTTTCTCTTTTTGATCTTTTACAAGCTAAACTGACCAAATAATGGCTATTCAGACTGTAGGACAGGTACTATTAAAGTTTTTCATTCCTGAACACTTACATAGTACAGTTAAAGATACTCTTCTAGATAAGAAGGGAATATCTAAGCTTTTTGCTGAGCTGGCAGAAAAATCCCCAGACCAGTACAGTAAAATAGTATCCGACCTTACCAGATTGGGATTTGAAATTAGTACAAGGCAAGGAACATCTATTACTTTAAAAGATCTAGTTTCGCCTGTAGACAAAAATAAGCTTTGGCAGGGGTTTGAAAAATATAAGGAGGAGGTAGAAGCCTCCAAAGACTCTAAGGCAATTAAAGATAATAAGATCTTTAATCATTACAATACCATGATGTCTGACCTTGAAAAAGACATCTTGGTCAAGGGTCTGCAAGAAAACAGATCTCTAGCCAAGATTGTTTTGGCAGGGTCTCGAGGTTCTCCTGCACAGTATCGAGGAACTATAGCCACTCAAGGTATAGTCGTAGACGCAGAAGGAAAGCCTAAGATGGATATTCCGATCAAAAGCTCTTATGCTGAAGGGCTCACTCTTCCTGAATATTTGACTACTTCTTTTGGAACTAGAACCGGAGAAGTTTTGAAAAAAATCAGTGTAGCTCAGGGAGGTTACGGCAGCAAACAGTTTGCTAGAGCGTTGATGCCTCTGCAGGTTGTTGAAGCGGATTGTGAAACCCATAACGGTATCGACGTATCTGTGGACGACCGTGAGTCGATAGGCGCATATTTGGCTGTAGGTATTTCTTCTTATAACAGAAATAATGAAATAACTGCCAAGCTGCTCAACGACCTAAAGCATAAAGGAGTTAACAAGATTACTATACGATCTCCGATGACATGCCAGTCTAACAAAAAGCATCACTCTGGAGGCTTGTGTCAGATGTGCGTAGGTAAACGCGAGAAAGGTATGGCCGCTCTCGACAGCTATGTAGGTCTCGTAGCAGGTACCGCTGTGGCGGAACCTTTGACTGAAAGCGCCATGAAAGCACGACATTCTGGAGGAGCCGCAACATCACTAGGAGGGCAGCAAGGGTTCAAACTAATCAACCAGCTAGCAAATATTCCCAAAACTTTTGTAGGTAAAGCTCCTCTAGCTCAAGAAGACGGGTTTGTAACCGCTTTGACCCCTGCCGCTGCAGGAGGGCATTTTATATCGATCAATAATCAAGAACACTATATTGGATTTGACCAAGAGCCTAAAGTAAAATTAGGAGACCGAGTAGAGCAGGGACAAGTGTTGAGTACAGGCCTTATTGATCCTAGCGAAGTTGTAAAATACAGAGGAATAGGTGATGGCAGAAAATACTACATGGAAGCCATGAAAAAAGCTTTTGACGATAGCGGTCTTCCTGTAAATCGTAGAAATTTTGAGCTTATATCCAAAGCAGCCATCGACCATGTTAAAATTACTGACCCTGCAGGTATAGGAGACTATCTGCCTGATCAGATTGTTTCGTATTCTTCCATAGAAAAAGATTATGCTCCTAGAAGCGAT